CCTTCTCCTGGCCCTTGACAGTGGTTTTGGTCTTCGCGTGAATCAATGAAACTCCTCGACGGCTTTACAAAGGGGATGATACTTCACCATCACGTATTTTTGAGTCGCCTCATCCATGCTTGTACCCACCATCTCAGTAATTAGATCAGCGGCGGTAAATAGCTCAGCGCAGATGGAGCATCTGGTTCCGTCATGCAGCAATTCCGCTACCTGCTCAGAAGTAACTTCGATGCTATCCTCCCGTGGACTCCGAGTCAGGGACGCAGTCGAAAGGACTCTGGCTAATGAACGGAGTAGCTTCTCGGTTGTCCATCATCTTCTTGGTGAAGTCCGGTTTCACTCGGTCGGTATTGGCAGACTGAGCCTGTTTGTCTGATTTCGACAAACCCCCTGCATACGGGGCGGCCTCTTCAATTGCGATACGAGAACGAAGATCATTGAGCAGGGTCCGGTACGCCTTCGCCTGCTGAGAGTATGAGATTCGGACGTTTCCCACTACCTCGTCAGGCCTACGCGAGAACTTGGCAATGATGATTTCGCAGCAACGGATCGCCGCGTTCAATGGAGCATTATTGTATTTCTTTAGGAACGATTCTATCTCCGCATCTTGTAGGAGCGGATCGCATGAATCGGTGTCGCCTATAAGGGATCTGACACCGTCAACTGCGTTTGTATCTGGGTTGCCCGAGTAGGTGAAAGCCATGTGCTACCCCGCTTTCGTTTGAGAGATCTCCGGGTGCTTAATTTTTTGATGGGACGATAGTCCTGCTTTGGACTTGAACGTCTTCCCCTTGCACGCTTCGCAGGAGAGGACCGGAACAGAATTGGAGCTCTGCTCCGGTCGTGGTGGAGTGGACGGTGAAGTTTTTGGAGCCATCTGTCTGAAGATCAGAGGGATGACTACCGCTTGATTTCTGTGGGAGTTGTGAGGTGCGTTCTTTTCGGCTGATCCCGCCCACTTGATCGCTTCAACATTCAGATGAGCAATCAGGTTAGGGTAGGTCCAGGCTTCAGCGCCAGGAATGGTCTCACCGGGTAGGACGGTCACGACTTTCGTCTTGCCATCTTCCCCGGGGACCGAGATTTTTAGTTTCCTGCACGCAACGTACATCAGGGGGCTCCTATTAAGCCACTGAGAGAGGAGCGTTGAAGTAAACGCCGAGGTCTGCTCCAACGAGCTTCTGATCCCAGGCCATTTCGCCTTCGATACGATCCGACTTCAGGTTTTCCATACGGAACGAGCTGATGCGTCCGCCATCCGCGCCAGCGCCGAACAGACCCTTCCAGGAGAATGTGTATCCGCCTGAAGGCTGCATGATGCTTGGGGTTGGGTTAGCGAACACGAGCAAGCCTGAGTTCGAGGTGATGAAACCATACGAGTCAGTTTGCGCTTCGGACGAAGTGTCTTGAACAGCTTGGCTGACCAAGAACTTATCGAGCTGGAGGAGAGCTGCAAGCAGGTCTTCCGTCACGATACCGCGTTGGGTGTACTTGATACGATCAAGGATCGACGCGTTGTTTTTCATCGCGAAGAACACGTCATCGGCTGCCACGAACGTATTCGGGAGGTAGCCGGTTTGTGACTTGATCTTACGCTTCTCGGAGTCGATGTCTGTGATTGGCAAGCCGTTCGCAGTGTCCCAGAGATTCGCTGGAGTGAAGTCGCCCGATGGGTCGCCTTGCCAGATACCCGTGGTGAGGTACTTAGCTGTCCAATGCAATTCCTTGCGGAGCAATTGCTGTTGGGTGACGAAGAGGGTCGAGTCACGTTGGAGGCTCAACGGACCATCCGCATTTTGAGCGGTTTGGTCGTCGATGTCCTTGTGAACTGCCCAGACGTCGGCGAAGTAATTCGGGGTGTTGTCGATCGCGAACCCTGAACCCGCAGACTCAGTTCCAGGTGCTCGACGTTGAGCCTGGGACTTGAGCCAGAAGGATTTCGGGTAGCTGAAGTAACGGTCGGATTGTTTTTCGACCGGTACGTTCGGGAACACCTGGCTTGCGATGAAGTCTTTCGCCCGTTGAATATAGGCGATCGAGATCATCGTGAGCGGTTTGTTTACGTGAACATCTGACCGTGTTGGTTGATTCGGCATGGTCTAGCTCCTTATCGCTTTCCTAAAGCTTTGATGAAAATAGGAGCAATTGCTCCCGCAGTAGCCGCGCACAATGCGATAGCTGATGCGTCATTTCCAGAGGTTGCAGGGATGAATCCCCCGAGTCCGTCGGCCATCAAAGGCTGCATAACTGTGCAGCCGCCAGTACCGATCTTCGCCTTCGAGATACCCTGAAGCATCACAGAACCTGCCACGCCAATGGCTGGATTGTCCTGTAACACGCCGAGGATCGGAGCGCCTGAAGCAGCGAGAGCAAGAGCTGCGCCAGCTTCGCTGGTAACTCCTGTGCCCGATGGGGTGACTAGCGTGATGCTAGAAAATTGGTAAGTCGGTTGGCCTGGGGTTGATTCCGCAGACAAGTCGACGTTAGCGGGCCAAAAACCCGCCATCATGTTTGGTAATTCAAATGCTGGTGCTCCCATGAGTGTGTCCTTTCCTTTTCCGGTTAGATGCCGTTAGGGCGTGAAGCCTGGTGTTTCGCGTAGAGCGCCTGACCTTCGTTGGTGCTCATGAAGTCCGCGTAGGCTTGTTCTTTGGTGATCTTGTCGGCAGATTTAGCCACGAGGCCTTCCACTGCTTTCTCGATCTGAGCCTGAACAGTCAACGAACCTTCGCTCTGGCCAGCGTTGCCCACTTCAGTGAACAGTTTGCCAGCGCCGATCTGAGCGTTGCTTGCTTCGAGGATCTTCACGACCTTCTCGTAAGCTTCTGGGCCTGCCTTTTCAGCCATTTCCAATTGGAACTGACTGTCAGCTTGGCTCAAGTTCTTGAACTCACCGGACTTGCGAACGATCTCAGCCTTGCGGACTGACTCGCGGTGTTCTTTGAAAACTTTTTCGGTGTCAGCAGCTTTGGCTTCAGCAGCCTTAGCGCGTGACGCTGATTCGGTAACCATCTTGTTGACGGCTTCGAATAGAGGCCGTTGTTCGGTAGAGACAGCTTCGAGGTTGATCGTGCCGTCTTCTTTCAGAATGCTTTCTTTACCCACTTTGGCCTCCTTTGCCTTCTTGGCCTTTTCGGCCTCTTCTTCTTCTTCCTTCTTCATTTTTTCAGCTTTGGCTTTCTTAGCCTTTTCGTCCTCGTCGTCCTCATCATCATCTTCTTTCATGGTGAGTTCGCCTTCAGGGTATTTTTGGTACCCGAGCTTCGACATATGCTCTTTGTAGGCTTTCTTAGCTGCGGACTTTGCTGACTCCATGTGCTCTGGTTTAACTTTCACTTTAGATCCTCCCTCGGATTCGTTTTTGTTACCTTCGCCGATTCCTACTTCTCCTAGTACGGCGTCGACGTGATCACCTGTTAGTTCATCCGCGTGAGGAGCCGCAATCCTGGCGATTGCTCGGGCTGCTGTTTGGGCAGCGGGCGAGAGCCCTTCGAGCTTGTCGTTGATCGTGTCTTCTTCGTCGTTCTCGTCCTTCTTGCCGAAGGCTTTGACGACCACGCTTAAAATCTTTTCCAAAACCTTTGGGCTCGACTTGCGAATCCTGTCCAGGACTGGGTCAGAACCTTCCTTGAGAACGAGGAATTTCTTCTGATTCGCTCCCACTGGGACGAGACTAACTTCGTTTGGATCGAGCTTTGTAAGTTGCTTCATGTAACCTCTTCACACTGACACGGAAGTTTTTAGCGTGCAAGTACGTTCTAAATTCGAACGCCGGTACCACCAACTGAGAAGGCTTTGTACTCTCCATTTTCGACTTTCGCCCACTCCACAGGATCAAGAACCTTTACCCCGAGAACCCAAGAACCTTTGGTCACGATGCTTGAACCGTAAGGTCCGCCGTCAAATTTCATATCCATAGGAGCGATATAGGACTCCACCGGGAAAGCCTTATCGATCATGGTCTTGTGCCGGCGCCCTACTCTGCGGGCATTCTCCATGTATTTATGAGCGGCTTCTTCGATATCTTCCGGGGTCATCACGTCGTCCTGGGAGTCGACCGTATGCGGTTCAAGGACTACGCCGTAAACGATTTGTCTCTTCTTGTCGGCTTTGACGATCGTGACTTCTTTTTCCGCCGATTTTCGCATGGCCTGGTAACGGGTTCTATCCTTTTCAGCTTGACGGGCGAGCATCTGGACTTTTCGCTCATTACTCTTCTGATCTTTGCTACTCGAGTCGCCGGAAGGCCCTGAGCCTGGGCCGCCCTTTTCAGCGTCCTCTTCGTCCAGGAGTTTGCCGATTTCTTTCAATGCTTCTTCCTCGTCGTCATCTTTGAGTCGAGGGACCTTCTTCGAAAAGTCAGGAATGTCAATACCCACGTCCTCATTTTGTGAGCCGGTGGTCTGACCCCCTGGGGAGTATTCAGTCTCAGGGGGATCCTGATTTTCGGTGGGTTCTTCTTCGTCTCCCATCATAGAGGGAACGTGAACGCCTGAACCGGGCTGGGCCTTCTCGATGATCTTGGACCAGATCTTCGCGATCTTGTCGATCATGCCTGGATCGCTGACGTCCGGTGGGTCCAGGATATCGCGCAAATTCTTATTCAGGGTAGTCATCATGTCAGGGTGGGAGTCACAGATGAATAGGGACTCTTCTGGACTCATGACGTAGGCGTCGATTGTCTCTTTACCGTCCTGCTGAGCCTTATACATGCGGTGATGGCCGTCGATCAGCAAAGGAACGAGACCCTTGGTTGTTGGGATCATGGCGATGATCACGGGAGCAGTTGACTTTGAATTGAGAGCAGCGACCTTGTCGACGTTGATTTTGAAGCTCCATTTTGAGCTCACTTCGATCTCGTCGTTGGCTACGCCTCCGCACATCTCTTTAGCTGCGTCAACATCGAAAGTCAGATCCCCAAACGAAAATCTTTCAAGGGGTCCATCCATATTCCGCTTCACACCTTCGTCATCGTAATCTGAGCCGAACTCGGATCCAGGTGAGCCGTCGCCGTGACGGATAGTGCCGCCAATGAAACCGTCGTTATCGTCTATGAGCTGAGCGCGAAGTCGGACGGGGTCCACGCCGGGATATAACGCTTTGGCTATATACTCAGGGCTAACTGCTTTGGCGATAGGGGAGTGAAACTCAAAGCTCTCGTGAGTCTCTTTCACTCCAGACGTCGGGAGGTTATGGCTTTTCAGCCATTTCATCACTTCGACGCGACTGAACGAGTCCTTCTCGAATATAAGAGTTTTGCCCTGCATGGATGCCATGCGCGTGATCCCCCGTTTAAACTAGCCTAACACGTCCGCTAGGAATTCATAGGCTTCGCGAGCCTGGATGCAATCGAAGTCTTGAGAGAGTCGTCCTCTTCGTCCTTGAGTTGGTCTCGAACAAACGCTTTTACCTTCTGAGCGCATTCAGCCGGATCTTCCAGGGGTCCGCATTCGACAGAGGCTTCGAAGTATTCAGACTGACCGTCGTCGCCCATCATGCGCTTACCGTATTTCAGGAATCTGGTTCGCATCAGCTTTCGCTCCAGTCAAATTGAGCATCGACCTGATCGCTGATCGCCTGGGCTGTCACGGTAACCAGGAGTGAATTACCCGGATCCAGGATCAGGACTTCGTTCAGGATGGCGTCGACGTTGCTGCCATTCCAGGCTCCAAGGATTGTTCCATTGGTGCTCACGGTCGGGAGTGAGTAAGCAAGAGCTTGTGAGGGAGGAGAGCTGGCGTTGACTCGGAGATTCAAAGGGGTCTTCGCGGCTCCGCCTGTCACGCCGGTTGGGTTCACGTAGAGCTTGAATAAACCAATATGCCCCGAGGTGATGACAAGCAGTTTCTTCAGGAAGACGGTCAAAGGGATTTTGGCGCCCGATGGATTCTCAAGAATGAGCAAAGGAGTTTCGGTTGTTGCGGCCATGGTCTGGATACCGCTCCCAGCTCGAAAAGCTCTGTATGCCATCGCAAGAGCGCGGGTGCTTGGGTCTCGTACTTCAACGTTTCCAAAATTTACGGCCATATTTTCTCCTTAGTCAAAGTCATCGGGTTCTAATTCGTACACTATTTCAATACCACAGAAGCAGTGAGGGTGAACATCATGGGGAGGAAAGTCAATCGTGGTCCCATCGTCCATCGTGAAAAATCCATCTAAAGGGACCGTGACGCCATCCATGACTTCGCAGTCTTCACACGGGTCACCGTCTACGATCCACCTCTTCCCTGTGGTGTGCCTATCGACCAAACCTTGATCGGAGGCCTCGCGCCAAACGGCTATCTGTCCTTGATTCGTGGCAAGTCTGGTCTCGGTCCTGCCGATCATGTTAGCACGGTAGTCGAGCAATCTGTCCGCATATTTGTCCGCGAGAGATTCCGCCTTACTTGGGGGATTCCCTTGGGCTATTAAGTTCATCCGGTAGGTGTTGACAGCCTGCGCATGTCTAGGAAGAAGTCCGATCGAATTCTTGATCCTGTTTGCGACCTGACGAGGGGTAAGGGATTGATTCAGAGAAGCCGTCACGGCCCGCTGAATATTGGTCGCTGAGTCCTGGGTGAGTCTGGTGAAATTCTCTGCTGTGCGGCTCGCGATCCAATCGCGCACGCGAGGATTCTTGGTGTCCCACCTCAAGTGAGCCTGAAGGGGAGCTGGCAATTCTTGTATTACAATTTTTCCCGACTCGGCAAGAACGCCCGCGCCCTTTTCCAGAGCGGGGGTGATGTCGTCCTTCATGTGCTCCCAGGGTATGGTTTCCATGATCGGGCCCCAGTCGCCCTTCACCCAAGCATCGTAGACCTTCTGCGGTTCGATTCGCTTCTTGAACTTGGTGATCCCGTTGTAGAGGTCGATTGAGACAGCTGATCCCATGCGCCGGTGGAGAGCATCTAAGCTTTTATAAGTTCGGCTGGCCTTCCATTTTGCCCGCGGCTTCTTGGCCTTTTCGACTGCCTGTGATTTGAACGAACTCACATATGCCAATTGACGTCCCTTGCCTTCTGAAGCACATCGGCTGCGTCGTGCTTCTCCATTCCTCTGAGCTCCAGGATCATGAAGTCTAAACAGGCTTTGAATCCAGCAAGCCAGATCCACCGAAAGACCTTCAGATGGCAATGCAGTCCGCTTGGTAGCTTGCCGTGATCCTGTCTGATTCTGAAAGCCGCTTTTCCAACTACATTGTCAGGCTCCACTTAAAACAGGGCTCCTTGCGGCCCTACGAACATCGACGTTGATTTAGGTGGGAAGGTCGGATCACCGTTTGCAGTCGATCCTTCCGTGCCAGGTATCCCAGGGACCGGCGATACAAGAGGGATGCTCTCGTTCGTTGATTCCGCGTATGGGTTGGCCGGAATGACCACAGTCTTCTCTGGAGGAACAATCTTACGAGGTTGGATTTCCAACTCATCGGCAATTTTCATTGGATCGATAGGCTCAGGGGCGTGAGCTGCTTTGAGCAACCACTTCTTGAGGTCTTCGTTCGGGAACAGATCGCAACCAGAAGCCGAGAGAGCTTGGATGAACTTCCCGAGAACATCGAGGTCCATGGATTCAAGGTCACCGTGCTCAATAGTCGGATAGTCCGAAATTTCCATATCTGGGTTCAGTTCGAACAGACGGGGGATGACGTGCTTGTTCATCACATCAGCGATGATGTCCATGTACGCGCAGATCGCAGTGGTGAAAAGGTTCGAACGATTATCCACGATCGAGCGATTGCCGCCAGAGTTATGCCCCATGAGCATGAAGTCCGCGAGCATCGTCATGGCCTTCTGGACGTTGTACCGCTGAATGATTTTATCGGTATCGATCTGACGAGTCCCACCGGTTGTCATCAAGCGTAGGGTGAACAGAGGCTTCCCATTCGAGTCGTAGGATGCCGGCCAAACCACGCCCATCTCTTCGTCGCGGCGGATATTGGTCACGATGTTCTTGATCGTAGAGAGCAAAGCCTTCTGATCATCTGAAGCGTTCTTCGAGAACAGTTCAGCAGGAACTTCAGCCACAGGGAGACCCGCGAGGTCACGCTCAACCCCGATGGCTTCGATGTTTTCAATATTCTTGCCGATGTACCAGGGGCGGAATGCATTTCGAAGGATCGAGAAGCCTTCTGGGTTGTTGCGATCCACCGTGGTTCTGAATAGAGCGAGCTTGGTGATCGGGATATAGACGTGCTGGAAGTGAGGGGGTGAGAGCTGGTAGAGACCCTGAATGCCGCCGTTGTCATCAAAGTCCCAACGCCAAATAGTATCAGGTGATCTGATTTCGATCTTCCTCCAGCCAATGCGGCCGTCAGAGTACTTCGAGCGCATGGAAGGATTCGGATTGATACCCGCGCGGCGCTTGTAGACGATCTCGTCGGGTGCGTACCCATACGGGAGCATGTTCTTGAGGATCTCGTCGGTCGTATCCAACCAAGTTCGAGACATATCGTTCATGCAGGTTTCTAGGAACGCGGCGGCTTCCAAGTCGAACTGCTGCTGTG